CCAGTCATATGCACCAGGCTTAGGTTCTTTCACATAAGCACCAGCATACTGATCAGACTTGTCACTCCGCTTTATTAGAGGGAGGACAATGTTTTTCTTCTTGAGATAGTTATAGATGATAATGTCCCACAGTCTCACCTGGGCAAATGTGTCTGTGTAGTTACACTTGGCGTCATATGCCATCAACATCACCAAGTCAATGAGCTTCATCTTCTCCTCAAGTTGATCCACCAGGTCAACGTCAACCAGGTTGTAGTCAACAAACTTGGTCCAGTCGTTGGTGTAGAAGTCTTTAAAGGTATCGAACTCACTGTGGTCCAGTTTCTTCTGACCCAGTTCAATCTCTGCGATGGTGTCTAACCTGTAGTTCTCCCTGTTGGTGTAGGTAAACTTTTTATAGATGTCCAGGTAATCAATGATCGTGATGCCTGCAATATCAAAGGTGAGGTTCTTGCGACCATGTGTTTCCACCCACTTCTCACTCACCATTCTCCATGGTGAGATGTCTCTCATTGTGCCAATATCAAAGACATTACGCATACGGTTGCAGAGGTAAGCGATGTCAAACATCTCCACATTCCACCCTGTAATCACCTCAGGTGCCACATCTTGCCACCAGGCAAGCCAGGTTTTCAGCAAGTCAACTTCATCGTTGCAGTACACATAGTTCACATCATCACGTGTGGGTGTGTAAGGACGCGAACCAAAGGTAATCAGTTGCTTGGTTTTGAAGTTCTTAAGTGTAATGAGCAAGACTTCCTCCTCAGCCAGTTCAGGTTTAGGGAAACCATTCTCTGAGGCAGTCTCAATGTCTAGAGACCAGAGGTCAATCTTGTTAATGTCATACTCAATCTCATCTGGATACTCCTCAGACAAGAACTGGAACAACCAACGTTCAAATCCATATATTTTGGTACCTGATACGTTGGAGTATTGTTCAAGGAATGCTTTACACTCCTTCATACTGCCAGGTTTAATTGGGGACACATAGTGTCCATCCAACGTTCTGTACTCTGTTTTGTTCTTTGATGGAACAAAAAGGGTGGGTTTGAATGGAACTCTGTCCATAAACTTCCCACCCTTCTTATCATCCCAACCACGCAGGAGAATGTTATCTCCATACAATCTTGCGAATGTGTAAAATCTACTCAAAGCCTATCCTTGCGTGCATTATGTAAGTATTCTAGCACATTCTCACGAATGCTCATCAGCTCTTCAAGACAACCAAGGTCGCGAGCTTCCATACGAAGCTCTGCGTCTGGTTTATACACAGACATGATCATCAAGTCAAGAGCGTCAGTATAGTGGCTCCTCGACATATCTGGGTTCATAGTCATCATCAGTCAGTTCAGGGATTTGCTCCTCCTCATTAAGTATAACACGATCTGAGGTAGATTTCAATGTGGGCTCTGACACTCTCTTACCATAGGCTTCAGCCACAGCAGGATTGGGTTCACATACTGTAAGAATGTCATTCTTGTGCAACAGGACGTGCTCATCATTGGTATATGATGGCCATGGTGCCAGAGTAATCTTAGCCTTCCCCCCAATCAGATGGGGGGATACCATATGACAGGAAGGCTCATAGTCTAGTTCCTCACACCAGGCAACCAAGTGTTGCCCAGACTTGAGGATCACAAGGGAGAGATTCATGCTTCAGCAGCAACGGGTTCCTCAGCAGCCAGTGCTTCAGCAGCTTCCTCAGCAGGGACAGGTACAACCTGTGTACCCTCTACGATGCGCTCATACTCAGCAGCAACGTCATCACGAGGTTCCAGGATAGCTACGACACTATCAGTGCGAATGGTGAATTCTTGCTCATCGCTCAGCACACAGAAGGGGGAGAAACCAACAGCCAGGTTGCCTTCATCATCACGTGAGTATGCAGCCATGCGAGGGTCTTTAACCCAATATGCTACCACTTCTTTTGTCTCTTTGTTCTCAACTTGCTTGGTGTCAGCAACAATGTGTTGACCCAGGGTGTTAACCAATACTTTTACAGCCATTTGAATGATAAGGGTGATTATTATAATGGGCACCCACATTATAATAGGGGTGCCCTGGTTTGTTTATTTATTATGAGATGGGGAGGACCTTACGTCTCTGCTCCTCAGGCACCTCCTGCCTCACTGTGACATACAACATGCCATCAATGAACTTGGGTTCCTCTACAACTGTGTTCTCACCCAGTTGCCAGTTGCGGTTCACATTACGTGAGGCAATGCCCTTGTGGACATACTCACCAACGCCATCGTCTTTGTGAGTAGCAGACACTGCAAGAACACCACGTTCAACTGACACCTCAATGTCGTCTTTCTTAAATCCAGCCAGAGCGATCTGCAACTCCTGTGCAGTGTCGTCGATCTTAAGGATATTGTAGGGTGGGTAGTTGACAGATGCACTGTCAGCCAGGGTATCTAATCTTTTGAACATGTCTTCGATACCAAAAGACACAGGGGCGTAACGCTCCCAACGAGTAAGGTTATTCATAAGCCTCCTATTAGGCAGGTTTGTTGTTGTGTGGTCCCTTACGGCGACCAACACTATTTAACCACATTATCACCCAGATCGTCATGGGTGAAAACCCTACTATCGCTAGGACAGATTTGATATGCTAGGCTGTCCCTTAGTTTGTTGATGCGATTCTCATCATATTGTTTGAAGTGTCCTTTCTTATCTGCCTTCTTGTAATAGTGTAATGCATTAAGGATAATGATGTAATCCTCCATACTCATTTCAATGTTCATCAGTCACGGGGGGAATGCATCATGTCCTTTGCTGCTTGTTGTCTCCTTCTCTTAACCTGTTGCATCTGTAATGGAGATGGACCTTTCCTCACTTCAGTGTGACGCTTCTTGTCACCAGGGATGTGTTTCTTCTGTTGTCCACCTGCCATCTCTTTCTTTTTATTGGCAATGGCTCTTACAATGGGGTCATCAGAGCCACCAGACTTCATACCAGCCACCTTGTCTTGTTTTCTCATCTCAAGGAGATTCAGTTCTTCCTCTGTAATGATACCAGAGTCCAAGAGAACGTCAAGTGCTTCCTTCACATTAGTGGGTTGGAAACCAGTAGGATATCTCTTAACAGGAGTTTCTTTAATCTTTTTATGTGGAGCATCAGGGTCATTGATGCTGGGCCACTTGTCCTCCTTTTTCTCATAGATGCTACGATAAGCATCTCTCATGTCTCCGTAAGTAGCCATTAGATTATCTTTTTAGGTATTTATTAAATATGGGTTTGTTAGACTAACCAACAATCGTGTTCTAGTGACCAGTTAACAACCTGTTTAAGTCTATTGATGACATCACCAGGCTCCCAGCCCATCTCGCTCATCTTACCTCCATCTAAGGCATATCTTAAATCGTGTCCTGGACGAGATGAGTGATAATCAATCAGTTCGAAGTTTAAAGGTTTCATTTGAATGTCAGCTATAATCTGAGCTAACTCAAGGTTATTGAGTTCACGAGAACCAACAATATTAAACTTGGGACACTTCTCTTTACTCTCAAATCTCATCAGGAATTGAATTGCATCTGCAACATCAAGAGCATGGATATAATGTCTCGAACCAGGAACTGTTTGTGTCTTGTCGCTGTGTATAGTAACTTTCTCTCCATCCCTGATTTTCCTGATGCACATTGGGATGAACTTTTCTGGGTGCTGCCTTTCGCCAAACACATTCATAGTGTGAGTGATGTAAACAGGTACCCCGTAGGTGTTTTCATAAGCAACCGCCAACTCTTCACCTCCAGCTTTAGTAGCACTGTAGGGATTCGTGCTGTTATACCTATCATTCTCCTTATACCTAACTCCTCCAGGTGCTGGACCGAACACTTCATCAGTCCCAAAGTAAATGAACCTAATAAGATTCTGAGTTCTTGCGAAATCCAAAATATTGCAAGTTCCAACAACATTATCCATTACAAATTCTAATGGATACTCAATGCTTCTGTCTACATGTGAACCAGCAGCAAGATGAAGGATATAATCCACTTTACCAATGGATGATGCAATCATAGGATTGATGGGTGCCTTTAGATCGTGGTGGACAATCTTTACTCTTGTCCTCTCAGGCGAATCCTTAAGTATATCTTGAAGGCGATTCAGATTGCCACTAAAGTCAAGCCGATCAAGGCTAATAATCTCACAGTCAGTCTTTTCAAGTAGAGTTATTATAAGATGGTGTGCAATGAATCCTGCACCTCCAGTTATCAAAACTCTAGGTTTGAAACAAATTTGCATAAACTTTTAGGAACTAGATGCGTTGACGATCCTTTTCTATGCTTTATTATAACAGATGAAACGCATCTTTGGTAATTTCCCTTATACAATTGACGGTAAAGATAACAATCGCTATTAAAGTGAGCGTAATATCCATCTGACCTTAAGTCACCAAGACTACGAAGGAACTCTCTTTCCATAAGAAATGCGTAACCAAACGTGAATGATGTATTTGGTCCACATAGTTCATGTACAGATATTCTCGCATTCACCATCTTCATCAAAGGATCACACTCAAGTTCTTCAACCATCACAGACAGACAATCAGGTGTAACCATTTCAGTGTCAGAATTAAGCACCAAAACATACTTTGAAGTCACATGCTCCAATCCATGATTAACAGTGCCACTAAAATATGATCGTTCTTTATTACGAACATATTTTATTTCTGGAAACTTATCATTAAAGTATTCTTCAAGAGTGCCTCTAGATGACGAATCATCATCAACTAGAATTACTTTATTAAACCGCTGAGTTCCGTTGAATATTGACTTCAGACACAATTCAAGCAAGTCATACTGCTCATGGCATGGAATTACAATATCAACTGGAATCAACAGGGCTGCCCCCACTTTGGCATTCTTGGATCAGCGGGGTCCCAGTTATCAAGGAATGTATCAGGTGTGGTTAAGTTTTCTACGCACCACATACTTAAGTCTCCCTGATAATCTGTCCAAGCGAACATATAATCCATATTAATAACACCTGACGTGTCCCACTTGCTTAAGTCGAAATTTTGGTCTACAGTACTCATAAACATCTCTTTGCAATTTACATTAGTACCAAGTTTCCAGTTCTCAACATTAATTGTAGTAGCTCCTTCTAAACCAATGTTCCTCATGTTCGTACATTTTCTCAAATCCCAATCAGGAGCAATGAAGGTTTGAATACTGTATGCCATGCTGAACATACCCTCAATGGTCGTAACATTGGAAGTGTCTATAAGAGTATAGTCCATCTCAGGTTTGGGCTGCCCGTAAGTGAACATCATCTCCATACTAGTCACCCTGGAAGTATCAGTTTTTGGACCCAGTACATACGAACCACAAGCTGCAAACAAACCACGCGCATTTGGTGAAGTTACAAACACGAATTCCTCGTGACCAAGTCCACCTAGTTGATAGGTGTTTTCAGCTATCAGATTGCCGTCCATATCCCAAACAGCTACCGCCATATCCCCAAACACGCCAAATCCGAGTTCAAAATTTGTGATGCCTGGATCCAAGATGACATGCCAGACACCACCATCGTATCCTTCCCAGGGCATTGGTGGTGGTGGACATATATAATCTTGCAATTCTTTAGCAGTGATCTTATAGTCAATTCCGTTTCTATTAACGACAAATAAATCTGTGTCTTTTAATGGGCTCATGTTTAAGACTTTTTACTACCTATGGAATATTTAGGAACCAGTTCCCACTCTGCCTTCTCTTTGTGGGGGATGATTTTAATCTGACTGATAGAGGAAGCATCCTCAACCAGTGTTTCGTTGACAATATTTACCAATCCCCAGTCAGACAGGAGCTTAGTAATCTTGTTACGACGTTGCACGTCATTCTCAGAGAAATTGGACTCCTTGCCATCCAGCAGGAATAACTCCTTAAAGTGCACAATATAATATCTACCTTGTTTATGCAAGATGTGACAAGATTGATAGAGTTTATTTTCATTACGACTTGCTACACCAATTCGAGTCAGTGTCTCACGAACTTTTAAAAAATCGTCAGGTTGTTTTAACCTGACTTCTACCATCGCAGAAGCATCCCAATTCATTTTGCTGAGTAAAAACTTTCATAACCCAGTTATTTAGAATTTACATGCCCCCTTTATTTTTTGACGCACGAATAGTCATAATATCATTATCTGACAACAGTCTCATAGCTTCCATGGCTTTCTCTCTTGAATAGTTATAGTGTTCCATCACCAGTGTCAGGTTATCATCCTCCTGTGGTTTGGTGGGGAAACCAAACCTCTTACCCTTTCTTACAGCGTGATAATAGAACTCATACTGCAACTCAGGTGGCAACTTGTGGCCAGTGTTCATCATGTCAGCCAGCATGATGGTGTCCTGATGCATTGAGAACGCTCTGTTAGTCAGGAATGGATTGTAACCAGTCAACTCATCAACAGGTCTCTTTTCATTGATGGATTTCACATAGTCAAAGGGATTGTGTTTTGCCATTCCACTCCTTAAATGATGATTGACAGTTAGGTGGTTCTGGATCCTTAATACCCATAATCTGCTTGTAACTATATCTTAGCGCCATCAGTATCTTTGCTTCGCCCATCGTCCGTGCTCCTTCACGAAGCAAACGAATACGATTCTCATCAGAGGTGTAGTTTATCATCTCTTCACGCCAGTTGTCTGGGACTTCACTGTTCATAGCACCTCACAATGTCAGGGTTCTCCATGATACCACGGCACACAAACTCTTGTTTAGCAGTGGGTATAGTCATTACCAAAACTACCGTTACGAATTGTAAACCTGCCATCAGTCCCATGAAGTATGGGATCAGGTTGTGCCAGTTTCTTTCATGTTGATCCATAATATGCCTCATAATACTTGACAATACCTGCTGCTGAGGGATTACCCTGTGACACCCAGTCGTGAGCACACTCATAGATGCTCGCTGTGCTGTAGAGTGGTGTTCCTGTCTCATCAATCTGACCACCATACTTCTTAAGAAGTACAGACAGGCAGTGCTCTCTAAGTGCCATACGCTCTGGCTCATAACGCCAGTCGCTCATTGGTGCTAGTCCTTCCATGACATTTCCATCATTAGACGTGTACATAATGCTGAGATCGTGATTGTTGGATCTGGTGATCTCATTAATTTATCCATGTACTCTTCAATGGTAATCACTGCCACAGGTTTAGATTGATTGTCAATGTGCTTGGACAGTGACTTGTAGAGCATTTTAACCAGTGGGACTGGGTGGATGTAAGCGTGTTCATTCACCCAGTCCTCCATCTTGGCAAACTTCTTGGTCTTGATATACTCAATGAGTGTGTCTGGTGTCTCGTTCAGTATTTCAGAACCAATGGTGCCATTCTTGGCATAGAACTGAAGGTTGTTGAGGATACCACGCCAGTCAGGGGCCATGCTGAGGATGTACTCAGCCAAGATTTTGTCATCGAAGGTGACGTTACTTGTCTTGAGTATCCCAGCAATGCGTTTATAGAACTGGCCACAGAGTTGTGCCAGCTGCTTAGGATCACGAATATTAAAATCAAGAACAGAGCACCTGGAATGGATCGCATCGATAATATTGTGTGGATAGTTACAAGTGAGGATGAATCGACAGTGGTTCTGGAACTCCTCAATCAGAGCCCTCAGTGCCTTCTGTGAGTCCTGTGTCAGGTTGTCTGCTTCGTCGAGGAGGACGACTTTAATTCCTCCGAACATGGAGGAGCAGGAGGCGAATTGAGCGACTGTAGTTCTGACTTCACCAATTCCACGATCAAGCGAAGCGTTGATAAAAAGGAGGTCAGCGCCAATCTCAGTACATAAAGCTTTAGCGAGAGAAGTTTTTCCCACACCGGCTGGTCCTGCGAGAATGAGATTGGGGAATTGTTTGTCTGTGACATATTCATTAAATGTAGATTTCACTGTCGCTGGGAGAATACACTCGTCCACCGTAGTTGGAGAGAACTGTTCTACCCAGAGATATTTGTCACCCATAGTTTCTCCCAAGTATTGTCATTGTATATGATTTGTATCCCAAACTTAAGGACACATAAAAAAGACCAACTGATCCTATCTGAAATAAGATAGTCCAATCGGGGTAATTGGCCTTCTCTATCTCAATTGAGAGCAGAACTTTCTTACCAATCACCCCAAAGTCTATCTCTCTACCAGAGTCAGCAAGGTATGTTCTGGTTCTGAATATCTTCATTCTTCAAATGTGGAATCAGGTTCAATGGCCACATAATACACAACAGGCATACCATGGTGTGTAAACTGTGCGATACCTTTCTTACTCACCACCACATCATAGTCACCACTGATCAACTTCAGGTTCTCCACCTTCAGGTTGAACTGGAACACATGATCTGTCTCACCCACCACAATGCGATAGGCATTGGATCCACTGTTCTTCTTGTCTCTCACAGTCAGGACAATCTCCTGTCCATTACCCACAAGGGACACGTCAGGGATCTGAAGGACAGCTGCTGCCTTCTTGACGTTGGTTAGATTCTCCTCTGACAGGACCACACAGACGTCCTGTGAGGGAAGATCCATCTTTTTATCAGGTGGAGCAGTGATGACTGATGGGTCACTGTACCTGTAGTCAATGGAGTTTGTACCATCAGTGATTTCAATGCTGTCGTCATCCAGGTGCAGCTCACATCCAGGCACCAGTGACATTGCATTCAGAAACTGGTTGAGGTCATAGATGGCAACATCACGATTGATTTCCTCTGTGATGTCAGCCTCAACCAGGATATTCTTCATTGCTGACATACTTCTCAGCTTCTTACCTTTCTTGATAAGGATAGACTGATTGATAGTTGCAAAGTTTTTCAAGACAGAAACTGTCTCACTTGTCAAAAACATAATTACTGATCATAATCAAGGTCATTATAACTGTTGGCGTAGTCCCTGTCAAGAGCCACCTTCAACAGCACAAAGTATCCAATGAGGTCGAGCACGACGTCCTCATCAGACTCAAGTAAACCAT